CTATCTATTCGCCTGTCAAACTCGGTAGGAGATGAGACATGGCAACAAAAACCAAGGGAAAGGTAGCGGCTAAAAAAGCCGCTCCTAAACCTGCTGCGAAAAAAGCCGCTTCTGCAAACACCCCTCCTGTGGGAAGTGCTGAGTATAAGTCTTTGGTTTTGCAGGGGAAAATAAAGGAGTAAGCTTGTGGCAGATGCAGTAACAACTCAGACTATTGTTGATGGCCAGAAAGAAGCTGCTTTCAAGTTTACGAACATTAGTGATGGCACGGGCGAAAGTGCTGTAGTTAAAATTGATGTATCGTCACTTGCAAAAGAGCATGTAACCCAGAAAGCATGTACCAAATTTACTATCGATCAGATTTGGTGGCAGTGTGTCGGTATGAAGGTGCAGTTGCTTTTCGACGCAACCAGCAATGCTTTTATCATTGAGTTGGGTGAGACTTCTTCTGGACATCATGATTACAGAGATTTTGGTGGCATCTGGAACAACGCAGGTTCTGGAGTCACTGGTGATGTGTTGTTTACGACAGTGGGACACACCAGTGCTGATACCTATACCATTCTGATTTCTGGAAAGAAGAGTTACGGGTAATGGCAAAGAAGTTCCCCGGCGTAAACCAGTTGCCCAGCGGTGGTATAGAATATCGCGGCACTAAATTTGCGGGGTTCAATAAGCCAAAAAGGTCTAATCGCTCTGGCAAGAAGGGAATGGTTCTTGCTAAGGAGGGCGATAAGATCAAGCTTATCCATTATGGTGACTCGTCAATGGGGCACAACTATTCCCCCGAAGCTCGTAAAAGTTTTAAGGCTCGTCACGCGAAGAACATCAAAAAGGGCAAGATGTCTGCTGCGTACTGGGCTAATAAAGAGCTTTGGGGTGGTCCCGGCAAATCTAAAAAGTCTCCCCCTAAATCGCAAAAGTTTGTCAAAGGTATGCGGAGGAGGAAGTGAAGCAGCATGTAATTACAATTCTAACGTCTTGTTGCTTGGCTATTGGGGGCTGGGTTGTTCTGTTGCTTGTTGACGTGGATAAAAAGGTAGCGGTTTTGGAAACCTCGGTTTCTGAAACAAATGAGAAAGTCAGCAAGAATTACGACCTAATAAAAATTGTTTTAACTGAGCTTCGCCCTGTGACCGAAGCTTCTCACAAATCAGCAAAAGGAGATTAAGATGAAATACAAAGATCAAGGCAAAAAGATGAAAATGGCTGGCGGTGGCGTAGCCGAAGACGTAAAGCCGGTTGCGAAAGCCTTCGGCGGGACGCTCAAGGAAGGTATAATCAGGAATATCGATCCTCTTAATATCTCAGGTATCGGAGAGGGGAAAAGATTTGATATTGAAAATGCCTTAAAGAGTTTTGATGTTTTTGACCTCACTGGAGACTTAGCAAAGGCAAAGAAGGAGAGGGAAAAGAAGGAGAAGGAGGAGGAGGAGAACATCTCATGAAATACAAAGATCAAGGCAAAAAGATGAAAATGGTTAGTGGCGGTGTTGTTGAAGATGTTTTGGGCGGTCAATCTGGCTTTGAACAACGGCTAGCAAAAATCGGCGAGTTTGCCAAAAGAATTGCCCCTAAGGAAGACAAGGATATTCTTGAAGACATTCTTCAGTCTCGTCAGGCGAAAGAATTTCTTACAAGCGTGGGCCGCATTGAAATACCGAAAGGTCGAGCCATAAGAAAAGTTCGACCAATAGGGGGAGCAAAGCCTCCAAGAATGGATTAATGCCGTTAAGGGCACGGGGACATAGTCAATGGCAGTAAGTGGGACAGCTACATTTAATCTCGACATAGCCGAGCTTTGTGAAGAAGCTTATGAGCGGGCTGGTCTGGAGATGCGTAGTGGCTATGATCTCGCTACTGCAAGGCGTAGCCTTAATCTAATGGGCTTGGAGTGGGCTAACCGTGGAATTAATTTGTGGCTTGTTGAGGAAGGCAGCGTTACCTTAGTGACAAGCACTGCCACATACACGCTTCCGAGTGACACCATTGATCTTTTAGAGCATACCCTTCGGACTGACAGTGGCACGTCTGATCAAACAGATACGGCTTTGTATCGTATGTCGGTCAGCACTTATTCGCAGATTACAAATAAGTTGACCGAAGGAAAGCCTACACAGATTTATATAGACAGGCAGCGGGATGCGCCGACTGTTACGGTCTGGCCTGTTCCCAGCAGCACCTATAATGGTGACTTTGTTCGGTATTTTAGATTGCGACGTATTGAAGATACTGGAACAAAGTCCAGCAACAACGCAGATATTCCTGCTAGATTTCTTCCCTGTATGGTTGCGGGGCTGGCGTATCATATAGCTATGAAGCGTCCAGAAGCTGCACAAAGAATACAGTTATTGAAATCTGTTTACGACGAGCAGTTTGATTTGGCGGCACAGGAGGATCGTGAAAAAGCGTCTTGGTCGTTTACACCTCAAACGGATTATTACTCGTTATGAGCGGGCCATACGCAAAAGGGAATTATGCCTTTGGGTATTGTGACCGCACAGGTTTTCGATATCCTTTAAAGGAGCTTGTTTATGAAGTGCAGAATGGTGTGAGGACTGGGCTTCGAGTGGGGCGAGATGTGGTTGACCCAGACCAGCCTCAAAATTTTCTGGGCAGGATTAAAGTTTTTGATCCTCAGTCCTTGCGTGATCCTCGGCCTGATAAAGGGCTAGAGGCAAGCAGAGACTTTTTTGGATGGAACCCTGTAGGAGATGGCGGTACTGCGCCTGACGGCACTGACAGCCTGTCTCTGGAGGTTTCTGTGGGTGATGTAACAGTAACTGTTTCTTAGGAGGAAATTATGAACTGGATTAAATCGCGTATTGTTGAGCCTACTAGCTGGTTAGCTGTTGGTGTTGGTGCCATTGTTGTTTCGTCTGTTGTTCCCTCTTCTGTAGCTGTTTGGCTTATGATTGCAGCGGCAGTAACGGTTGCTGCTGGCATTATTCTAAAAGAAAAAGGCGGCCAATAAGTTACTGGTAACTTGAGGAGAAGATTATGCCAAAGATGAATGGAAAAAAAATACCTTACCCAGATGCCGAAAAACGCATGGGTGGTGGTAGCCTTTCGTATGGAAAGATGCGGATGGGCGGTGGCGGCGTTGCTGAAGACATTGCTGCTGCTGGTATTGATGGTGCCTTTGGCGGTGCTGCCGGTGCTGCCGGTGTTGCCGGTGCTCGTGTTTCTGGAGCCAAAGGGGGAAAAATCAAGAAAGGCTCTACTCGTGGTCCTAACCCCAGCGAACTAGAGGGGCGGGAAAAAGAAGAGCAGGAAGAATATTTAAAGCGTTTAGAAGAGGCTAACAAGGCTTCTAAAGCTAAAGAAAAAAGGGGTATGGGCGGTTCCATTGCCCGTGGCAGTGGTGCGGCTCGCGCTCAACAGTTTCGTAAAAACGGCTAATGGATTATGGCTTGGACATTTACCACACTTAAAACGGCTATACAGGATTATGTAGATAATACTGAAACGACGTTTGTTAATAATCTGGACGAGATGATACGGATTGTTGAGTCACGCATTTTTTATGCCGTTCAACTTCCTACGTTCAGAAAAAATGTAACAGGTAGCTTTACAAGTGGTGGTCAATATCTTTCGCAACCTACTGATTTAATTGCTGTTTTAAGCCTTGCTGTAACCAGTGGCAACAACAGGACATACCTTCTTCCCAAAGATGTAAACTATATCAATGAGGCGTATCCCGATTCTACAGAAACGGGTTTACCTAAATACTACGCACTCTTTGACGACAGCTTTTTTATTGTCGGACCAACGCCAGACTCTGGTTATACGACAGAGCTTCATTACGCCTATCTTCCAGAAAGCATTACAGTTTCATCAAGCGGCACTAGCTGGCTTGGGGATAATGCTGAAGACGCATTGCTATATGGGTGTCTTGTAGAGGCTTACACTTTTATGAAGGGTGAGCCTGATCTTATTACAAATTACACGGAAAGGTTTGCTGCTGCTCTCCAAAGGGTTGGTAATTTGGGTGAGGCAAGGAACCGTAAAGACCAGTACCGTAACGGTGCCTTACAGATACAGGAGACCTGATGTTATCTATCAAAACAGAAATGTCCAGTGATTTTGAGGTAAGTGTCGGGACTACCAGTAACAGGGGTCTAACACCTTCTGAAGTTGCGGAAATGTGCGTGGAAAAACTTATGTATGTTTCTCAAGACGCACCTCCTGCCATTAGAGATCAGGCGGTGTTTTACAAAGACCAGCTTTTTGTTTTGATAGAACATTATATGAAACAAGCAGTGGCAAGCGACAGAACTAATGTTATCAATGCGTTAACTAATGCTGGCTCCCCTCAGTTAGCCGAAATGATAAGGAGACTTTAAATGGCTATCACGCAAGCAATATGTACGTCTTTCAAGGTAGAGCTTTTGAAAGGTGTTCATAATTTTACCGCCTCAACAGGTAACACGTTCAATATGGCGTTGTATCAAAGCACGGCATCGCTTGACGCAACTACAACGGCTTATACGTCAAGTGGCGAAGCAAGCGGCACAGGATATTCTGCCAAAGGTGCGGCATTAACAAGTGTTACGCCTGTCGCAAGCGGAACTACGGCAGTCGGTGATTTTGCTGACCTGACGTTTTCTTCTGTCAGTATTACTGCCAGAGGCGGCATGATTTTTAATGAGACAGCAACGGGCGATCCTTCTGTTGTAATTCTTGATTTCGGTGCTGACAAAACTGCAACTGCCGGGGATATGACGATTACGTTCCCAACAGCAAGTGCAACGGCTGCAATTATCAGAATTGCGTAGGATAAAGTAATGGCTAACATCACAGGTTGGGGCAGAGGGACATGGAGTAGCGGACCTTACGGTCAGCCCACACCTGTGGAAGTTACTGGGATTGCGGCGACTGGTGCTGTTGGCAGCGTTACTGCCGCAGGTGGTTCTGCTTTTGCAGTTACAGGAATAGCCGCCACTACGGGAGTGGGGAGCGTCAGTGTTGGTATTGACGCCACGATTGCAGCTACAGGTATTGCAGCTACTGGAAGCGTTGGATCGGTTACAGCGGCAGGAGGGTCTGCTTTTTCTGTAACGGGAGTTGCGGGAACTAGCGCGGTAGGCTCAGTAACGGTTTCCATAAGCGATGACGTAACCCTTGTCGGGTTTGAAATTGAAGGTGACGTTGGCTCCGTTACAGCGACCGCAGGAACGGGGATTATAATCATTGAAACAGGTCTTCAAGGCACAATGGGGCTTGGCAGCGTTAACGTGTGGGGAGAGGTTTTGCCATCACAAGACGCATCATGGTCTGCCATTAGTCCCGATCAAGACGCATCATGGTCTGCCATTAGTCCCGATCAAGATGCAAGCTGGACCGATATAGCTGCGTAAAGGATTAGATAGATGACTTCAACATACACAAGTAATTCGGGTATCGAAAAGCCAGCCGCTGGAGACCAGTCAGGCACATGGGGTGATACCGTAAATACCAACATGGACATTATAGACCGCGCCATGAGCGGCGTGGTTTCGTTGAGCTTAAGTGGAACGGCAACAACTTTAACGACCACGGATGGCACCCTTACTGATGGTATGTATCGAGTTCTTGCTTTGGCGGGAAGTCCGACAGGAACAAACACGATTACAATTTCGCCAAACGATCAGGATAAATTTTATCTGGTCAAGAATGGCAGTGGGCAAAGTGCTGTGTTTAGCCAAGGAACTGGCGCAAACGTAACAATTCCGAATGGTGGGGCTGATATTATTTACGCAGACGGTGCTGGTGCTGGTGCTGCTGTAGCAAGTATTTTCGCCAACTCTCTTTCTTTTGGCAAGGTGAACCTGACTTCGGATACGGCATCTGGCGACGCTGCCGCTCTTGGCTACACCTCTGCTGAAGGGTTGATCCTTACAGGTCAGGGCAGCACAAATGATGTTACCATCAAGAATGATGCCGATGCCGATGTTATTACGATTCCGACGGGTGGCACTAATGTTGACATTGTAGGGGATGTGACTGCTTCTACCCTGAACGCCGATGGTGATACTTCTGCTGGTGACAATGCTGCAATCGGTTACACCGCTGCGGAAGGTTTGATTCTTACGGGGCAGGGCAGCACCAACGATGTCACCATCAAAAACGATGCTGATGGGGAGGTCTGTGGCGTTCCAACTGGAACTGATGATCTGAGGTTTCCCGATGATGCTGAATTGCAGCTT